TTACTAAAGGTGGACTCCCCAATAAGACTCTGAACATCGCACTGGCAGGTACAGGCGTGGGCAAAAGTCTTTTCATGTGTCATCACGCTGCCAGTTGCCTTTCTCTTGGTTTAAATGTTTTGTACATCACTATGGAGATGGCAGAGGAACGTATTGCAGAACGCATCGATGCTAACCTGCTCAATGTTCCTCTAGCAAAACTAGAACAGTTAGAGAAGACTGACTTTATTAACAAGGTTCAAAAGATCTCATCGAAGACTCAAGGCAAGTTGATCATTAAAGAATATCCTACTGGACAAGCACACTCGTCGCACTTCCGTGCTCTTCTCAATGAACTTAAATTGAAGAGAAACTTTGCACCGGATATTATCTTTATTGATTATCTTAATATTTGTGCTAGTTCTAGAATGAAAGCAATGGGCGGTTCAATAAACTCTTACACATACATAAAAGCAATTGCGGAAGAACTGCGTGGTCTTGCTGTAGAGTTTAACTTACCGATAGTTTCTGCAACTCAAACAACTAGATCTGGTTATGGTAATTCAGATCCGGGACTTGAAGATACTTCAGAATCATTTGGTTTGCCTGCTACCGCAGATCTCATGTTTGCTTTGATCTCTAATGAAGAGATGGCAAAGAATAATCAGATGATGGTGAAGCAACTTAAGAATCGATACAACGATCCGAATGTACATAAAAGATTTGTTATTGGTATTGACAGAAGCAAAATGAGACTGTATGATACAGATCAAGATGAGCAAACTTTAATCGAGACTGAAGATGACACACCAGCATTTGATAAGTCATCATCAGGCATGCGAATAAATAGTGAACGGGTAAGTAGCATTAAGTTCTAAACATGATTATAGATCTAAAAAATAAAGAGGTTCTCAGTAAATTAGATGCTGTCCTAGTCGAGTGGAAAGAAAAATTCGATGGTATTGGCATACCTATTACTGAGATGAAAACCTTTGCAGATCCTCTGCCTATTGGCAAACTAGGGGATGGAAGTACCAGTAGAAGACCTCCACCCGAAGATAAATCAGGTTTCAAGCATAGAACTTCAGAAGAAACTTTTAGAAAAGAATATCTCCCTTATGCTGACGATCACATAGGATATCCTGTAGAGTGGTACTCTCTTGCCACTGAGGATCTGAGAGATTGGTATAATGAAAATGACCAATGGGATGGTTTGAATAGTTATGTGCGCTATGATTTGGCAGCAGAATTGGGTGCTGCTGCTAATGCGCTCTTCTCTTTCTATCCTCCTAAAGGTTTTATTGGATGGCATACTAACTGGAATGCGTATTCGTATCAGGTTCTTTTCACTTGGAGTGAAACTGGTGACGGTTATTTTTCTTACTACGATGTACCCAACGACGAAGTTATAACAGTACCAGACAAAAAAGGATGGAGTGCAAAAACCTATTTCTTTGCACCCAAAGAAGACACACAAAATCATTGTTGGCATACTGCATATACTGAGTGTGATAGAATGACTCTCTGTTATAAATTTACCAATTGGGGTGGACGAGGAACAGAAAGAGACGAACAAGCACTGGCATGGAGAGATGATTTTGTTGAATTTCTTGAAACAGAATAGTAGCATAATAGCATTCTTTTTTATTTTTGGAACTTCTTATTGGATCGTATCAGATGGTGAGCAAAAAGAGGAAGTTATCGAAGAGACAACGGTTGTTGCTGAAGAGGAGGTTGTTGTCACAGCAACTGGACCATCAGTTGAAGACGAGCACCTTCGTGACGAACGCTATTGTCTTGCTCTCAATATTTACCATGAGTCTCGGGGGGATTCTTTTGCTGGTCAGTCTGCCGTTGCCGATGTAGTTATGAATCGTGTAGAAGATACGTACTACCCAAACACGGTATGTGAAGTTGTAAAGCAAACTGTTTGGGTTGAGAATTGGAAAGGTAACATGGTTCCCAAACGGCACATGTGTCAGTTCTCTTGGTTCTGTGATGGTGTAAGTGATGAACCCGGAGACCCTGATGCATGGATGGAATCATATATGATGGCAGAAGAAGTTTTTGATAAAGGAAATTGGAGAGGGATAACTGAGGGTGCAACTCATTATCACTCTCTTCAAGTGAGACCCAAGTGGGTCAAGGATCGTGGTATGGAATACACGGGTACAATTGGACAACATGAATTTTACAGGTGGGAAAGATGATCAATTACAAATTTAACGAAGACAGACTTATCAAAGAACTTCAAAAGTATGTTGACAGAACATATGACCAACATTATGCCACAGACAAATACCAAGCTACAGATGTCATCATCGACTCTGGTCACGGTACAGGATTTTGTCTTGGCAATGTAATTAAGTATGCAAAACGATATGGTCGTAAAGGCACTCCGGATGAAGCACGAAAAGATCTAATGAAGATCTTACATTACGCATTGATTCAACTTGACATTCATGATCAAGAGAATCAAAGTACCGTAACTTCCCCTAAAGAAGACCCAAGATATCTCGGTTTGATTCCTACTCCAGTGTGTGGTGTTCCTGCTGTTGATACCTTCTCGAAAGGGTATGCTAGTATCGATGCCGCGACACCTCAAGACTGGAATAACGTGAGATGAGTAATGTAGTTAGTTTATGTGAGTACAGAAAGAAACGGCACGAAGAGAAAGAATTAAACGAAACTATATGGGGAATGACGGACGAACAAATCATTGACTTGCTAAACGATATCAGTTATACTTACAATGTTGACGATAATAATTTGTCTTCATTCACTTTTAGTATAGAACTTTCGGATGAAATTAAAGACCCCTCTTAGATATCCCGGTGGTAAATCCAGAGCAGCATCAAGACTGTTTAATAATCTGCCGGAGTTTAAAAAATATAGAGAACTCTTCCTCGGCGGAGGATCTTGTGCTCTAGAGATATCACGAAAATATAATGTGCCCATCTGGGTCAATGATAAGTACTACAACCTGTATTGTTTTTGGAAGTCTCTTCAAGAAAACTCGGAAAGTCTATATAGTACCGTCTTGGAGAGAAAACAAAAAGCAGACGAGTATGAAGACAATGTGGCAGCGCATCGACAACTTTTTATCGAAAGTAGAGATCTTCTCATGGAAGATGTTGATCCTTTCGAGCGTGGTGTTTTATTCTATATTGCTAATAAGTGTTCTTTTAGTGGACTAGGTGAGTCTAGCGGGTTCAGTGCCCAAGCAAGTCAATCAAATTTCTCCTATGCTGGTATACAGAAGTTACAAGCATACGGACCTCTGATAAAAAACTGGTTGATAACTAATCTAGATTACACCGAAGTTATCCAAGGTGTAGAATCTGATGAGTTTATTTTTGCTGATCCTCCTTACGACATAAAGTCAGGTCTTTACGGCAAGAAAGGTGAGCACCATTTATCGTTTGATCATATAGAGTTTCATGAAAAAATTTCTGGCATTGACTCTAATGTTATGATAACATACAACTCTAACGATGATATCAAGCAACTATACAAAGATTGGTATACCCAAGAATGGGACTTGACATATACGATGCATTCTAGTAAGATGTATCGCTCAGATGAAAAAAACAGAAGAGAGTTGTTAATTACAAATTATGAATCAAGGATTTAAATTTGCGTTAATAGATACTATAGCAGCAACACCTATCAATCTAGCACTTAACTTTGTCTTTCTGAGTATCATTTACAAGTTTGAAATGACACCTATAGAAGCAGCACCATTTTTAACTGCTGTGTTCTTTGTCTGTGCTATAATTAGGAAGTATATAATATTTAATTATACAGGAAAGAAAAATGCCTAAAGGAGTCAAAGGGAGCGGTACTGGTACAACCGTTCTAATGAATCTTACAATCGAAAAAGAACTTAGGGATGAGTTCCACATTTGGTGTATCAGAAATAATACAACCATGAAAGATGTTTTGGTTAATTTTATTTCTGATGTGGTTGAGCAAGGCAAGGGTGCTGCCCCGGTGAAGGTCACACCGCAAAATCTTAAACGAGATGATGGTGTTGAAGCGATGGGTAGGTTTTTTGATGATATTAATAAGTCTGACAATTGGGAGGACTCTTACTAATGAAGATGAATGGTTTTACTAAAGCAGCACAAGAAGGTATTGTTACTGTAGAATTTACCAAGATTGGTACAGACGAACTGAGAATTATGCCTTGTACTTTGAACAGGAAGTTGAGCGAGAACAATGTTCCTGAAGTTATAGATCAACAAGATACTTCTGATCATCTTGTGGTTTGGGCATTAGACAAAGAAGCATGGCGCTCATTCAGAACAAGCACCGTTAAACGATGGTATAAAGGTGGACCAGACTCAGGACCAGACGTAAGAACCGACTAGTTCCGCACCAGAAATTTTGTAGTCTAATGCTATCATTTTACCACAAAACATTCTGTAAATATAATAGGTCACCCCTACTCTAGGAGTACAATTTTCTTTTATGATTTGTTGGGTGTTCATAATTTTAAGAG